TCACGCCATCCCCTCGACCTGTTTTGCCACGGCCTTCCGATCGGCGTTCTTGCGCCAGTAGAGAAAGCCGGCAATGCCGCCGAACGCGACAAGGATCAGGAGGAGGTTCTGCCACGGTATGCCGCCAATCGCGGTGAGCAGAGAAGCGCCCCCGCCGATGACAGATGGGGTGATAACCTCTTTCGATTTCCACCACGGCGCATCGAGGCTGGGAGGCGTGACCGGTATCGGTACCGGCTTCTCCTCGGTCACCGGCGCGGCTTTGACCTCCGGCCGTGCCGCTTCGCCCGGGGTAAGCGCTACAAGCGCCGTGTGCATCGCAGCGCGCGTTTTCGGCCCGACGTCGCCGTCCACCTGCAGGCGCTGGTCAGCCTGGAACTGAAGGACGTTGTCGGCGCGATAGCCGAGCAGGACGAGCGAGATCCTGGCAAGCCGGTCAAACCGGTCGGCCAAGCCGTTCTTGCCGCCATTGATCTTCTTCGTGATGGTCTCGGCGTCGCCCTCGTCGGCCCAGCGGTTAAGGTCGCGCGTGTCCCAGTAGAAGAGAGGCACCAGGCCTTCCCAAGGATCGGTGTTGACCGCGTCCGGATCCTTGACGAAGTCCGGGCAGTCGAGACCAGCGGCGCGGCACCAGTCGTGGAACTGGCGGTAGTTGTGTTTGCCGGTGAGCTGCATGCCGGTTCGGCCGCGGTAAAGGTACCCGTCGCCATCCTTCTCCGGAGTGTTGCCGAGATCGGTACGAGTATCATAGCGCTGCTGCGCCGGCGTCGGGCCCCAGATCTCGCGATCATACCGGAAGTCGCCGCTTTCATGCATGAGCTGGGCGAAATACTGCGCGAGGCGGTGCGGTCGGTCCATGCCGAAGCGCTCGCCGTACTTCTCCAGCGCCACAAGCACGGACGCGAGGTTGCTCTCGTTCACTTTGCCCTGTGCGGCAGCGCGAACGTGCTGAGCGGTTATAGCGCTCATTCGTTTCTCCTGACCGTATTGTTTGAGAGTTTGCTTCGCCCGAATGGGCGAATAGCGTTGGCGCATGCATTGTGGTAACGCCGCGCAGCCGTCCTGCCGTCTCGCAGCGACGGGGCGGTTAGAGGCCTGGCGCCTGCCTCCCGCGACCGGGCCTCGCCCGGAGTTCGTCTGACACAGGCAAACGAATAGCCGCCCTCACCCGAACATGAGTTCGAGGGCGACGGGAAGGGTTTCCCGAGCCATATGTCACCTCACTGTTTGGGAGGAAGTGTCTGCCCTATAGGCAATAAAAAACCCCGCCGAAGCGGGGTTTATAGTGACGCTCAGCCCGTCGGGTCAGAGAATGAAATAGTCCTTCGTCAGGTTAACAGCGTCGTCTAGATGGATCGCGAGATCCGCTTTCTTGTCGCCGTTCACGTCGGCATAGATGTACGTGTCCGACGCTTCTTTCACATATCGAAACTCTCCAGCCCTGCCCTTGAAGGCCGAGGTACCGATGAAGGTGAAGCCCTGATTGCCGGAAGTGTTCACACTTGCGTCAATGGCCGATACGTCGATCCGGTCACCGCTGCTCGGGACGAAATCGAAGATGGTATCAACTAACGTGCCGCTTGATTCTGCGGCTGACTTGAAAAGGAAGCGGTCCGCGCCACCCTGACCCCAGAGACGATCTGCACCAGCCCCGCCATATATGGCGTCGTTCCCATCCCCAGCAGCAACGGAATCATTGCCGTTGCCGCCAGTCAAGCCATTGCCGGCGCTGTTCCCGTAGAGTTGGTCGCCATAGTTCGTACCAATCAGGTTTTCTATCGAATAATAGTTGTCGCCAGCCGCATCATTGGTGTTCCTCGACACGTCCGCGAGATGGGCAATAACGCCCCTTTGAGACGTCACATACGAGGCAGTGTCGCTCCCGTTCCCACCGTCCATGAGATCACCGCCAGCTCCACCGATAATCCAATCCTTGCCGTCATTGCCGGAAAGATTGTCGCTTCCGCCGTTGCCATTCAGGGTGTCGTTGCCGCCGAAGCCCATCAAAACATCGGACAAGCCGCCGCCTGTCAGCGTATCGTTACCACTCAGGGCATTAATGATGACCTCGACGTCATCAGACGTGCTCCACGTGTTCGCGGCATTGACGATATCCGTAACGGCGACGCTTGCGCCCTCTACAATGAACAGACGCTGCCCATCGTAAAAACCTGAGTAAGTGTTGACTGTGCCAGCGTAAGGTTCGCCATACACGTCGTATTTGAATCCAGAACCGCGGAATTCCTCGGTCGTGCCATCATCATAATTGACCCGAAACACTGTCGATGTCCGAGTGTATGACTCCCCATAGTAGAGATTGCTGAAATCGAACTCTCTTTGATCGAAGCTAAAATTCGATGCCACCGTAAGCTTTGCCATTTGCCTGCCCCCTAGCCCAACTTTCGCAGGCATAGAACAGTTTTAGGTTGCAGGCAATCGTCTCCTCGCCGCGTTATTTTACCTTTGGACATGGATGCGGGATCGAGTACGTTCCGCACAAAAAAATCGGAGCACAAAAATATGAAACTGAACCCGCCGCTATCTGCCGCAGATGATCCAGAAAACGAAACCTTAATCATTCAAGGCATCGACAATGAGGGTCAATCGGCAACCGTCGAGATACCTTATGGAGACAGTCGACAGTTCATTTCCTGGCTGCTGTCCGTTTTCCAAGAGCAATCCCGCTCAACGGGGATCGAAAGCGCCATACTGATCGACAAGTTTAATGTCAGCATGCACAAGCTGGATGAGCAGGGCAACGAGGCTATTTCGTTCAACTTCGTCTCAGATCAACTGAATCTGACTTTTGTCACGCCGATACCGACGAGGTCGCCAGCTCGAATTGCCGCCATCCAGGGCCACCTTCAACAGCTGTTCGCCGAAATGACGGCCGAGGACGACGTAAAGACGCAGTAGCCTTACGAGGCTACCGCCAAGAGCTCCTCGCTCGCAACATCATCAACGACCGCAAAATGCCGATCGGCCTTGCGGTCAAATTCAAGTTTCTCCAACGGGAAAAACTTCTGTCTCGCGGCGCGGTAAGCCTGACGCTGTATATCGTGCTGCAAGCCGGCATACAGCTGACGGGTTGACCACCCGAGTGCTGTGTATGTTTCGCCGCCCAGGATCTCCTGAATATTCCACATCGCGGTCGAGTAGTAGCCAACCGCGTAGCGCGGTGACTCCTCGAGGAGGAAGAAGGCTTCTGCCGGTACCGAAGTGTCACGATGAACGACAAGGTCACCGTCAACGCGCTCTCTGATAAAGTCCGCAAGGCGCGCGGGAGATTTCGGGTGCGGGATGAACATGACGCGGTCGCAAACCTTTGAAAGGCGGCGGCAAGTCTCGGCGTACATTTCTATCTCATCCCTGAAATAGAACCCCTTGCAGAAGTCGGAGAAATTTTGTCCGAGTACGATTGCCTGCGGGCGCCAGTCGCCCTGCAGATATCCGGCACGCTTCTTCCAATGATCGATGAACGCAGCATGCATCTTTGCGCGGCGCTCGTCGTTCAGACCGATGTAGCATTTCTCTGCGGCCTTCATCTCGACGAGCTCTCGCTGGTCTAAATCGAACCGGACGTAGCGTTTTCTCAGGTGCGACCGAGGCGCTCCGGCTTCTGTGAGGGGCAGGTTCGCCATCCTGACGCGCTTCAGATGAGCCAGAACATCGCCCTTGTGGGCGTAATTGTGGAAGAGCTTGGCGCATGCCTTGATCGGCATCTCCAAGTAGCTCGCAAGTCCATCTTCAAGCATGTACACCGGGGCTGCCGGAAAGGCATCCAGATGAAGTTTGACAAAACGCTGCGAAAGCAGGGCGCAGAAGATGCCAGCAATCCGTTTCGGGTGCCTTCTTCGAATATCGGCAATGACGCGTTCGATCCCGACCGTTTTCGAAAAATCGCCCTTATAAATGCTGTCGCCTCGATCATAATGGACGATGGAGGCCTCCCGGAAGCCATGTTCATCCAGAGCTGATCGTAAGTGCCCGGCTGCGGCGGCGTTATTGCCAAGCGTGTCGACTACAACGACGATAAGGTCTCGACCGGCGTGCCCCAGCTGGATTGAGCCCTTACCCACGGAGAACATTTCTGCCATGCATGCAATTTGAACGATCTGCGATGCCTTGTCGCAGAGAGCGAGATACTTCTGCCTTCCGAACATTACCGCTTCTCCGAGATGTTGTTGGCCGAGGACGCACTGAAGTGCCCATAATCGATGTACATGTGCGGTCGCAAGGCTGGATACTTGTCACAAGCAGTCATGTTAGACTCGATCCGCCACTCTGTTAGGGCGCCGAACAGGTCGTTCACCTCATCTACGCGCCGGGATTTGGCCTCAAGCGGTCTTGTCGAGTCCGGCATCTGCAGCAGCTGCAGCCGGATATCCAAATATGGGTCGACCGGAAGCTTCTTGTTTTGGTCGAATGCTCTTGCACGGTACCAGTCTTTTTTGGCGACGAAATTGATGAGGTTAATCTGCTCCAGATGGTAGAGCGATATGCTGTCGCTAAGGCTCAAGAACCTCCTCGTGTAGGTGAAGGGCGCAACGTTGACGTGCGCATACTGCCACTCAGGGAACTGTGAGAAGCCGTCGTCGGCGAAGCCTACATCCTTGAATTTCTTGAGCCCGCGTGAAGGCAGAAGGCCAACGATCCGATCTTCTGAGTAGTAAGCTCCCATGTCGGCGGTCAGGTTCAGCCACGGAAGTGCTAGAATATCTCCGGGGCTCATCGCGGCCATAGTCGACCTTAGGACGCCCGGCGTGATTTCATCTGACAGCACCTCATCCGCATCGACCTGAATGAAGTGCGTTCCACCCAGTTCGCGACCGCGATCGACAAGGATTTGGTGGATAAGGGACTCATTGAACAACCACGCATCGGCCCGGATCAAGTCGATGGGGAGCCCGTCGGATCTGCACTCCTCGATCCGAGCCACCGTATCGTCGTTGGAGTGATCGTCGAACACCACCACCTGGTCGACATGCGAAGCGATAGCCTCGATTGCGAACTTGATCGTCGCCGCCTCGTTCCGGACGCGCATCATGGCTACAATTACCGGATTTGCGCGAGCTCCTGGATCGATTTCGTTCTTGAAGCAATCCCTGAAGACCACCGAGCCCTCGCTGACATCCAGCAGCACAGTGTCCTGCAATCCTCCAACTTCTCCAGCGGTTGCGCCGTCGCTAATAAGGTGCGCGGCAATGTTCGCGTTCAGAGATGCGTGAACATAGAGGTCAGGATTACCAAGGCCCCGCGGCATGGCTCTGCCTGCACCACTGCAGAGGACATTTAGAACGAAGCCAAACTCCGGCCATGCTTTCGCCTCGCCTAAAACTTTGAGGAGCAGGAGAAGCAATTCCTGATCCTGGACCTCTCCTAGTTGGACAGACTTGAAGCGCCCCTTGGCCTTGGTAAACTCGTATGCAGCTTGGTTGCCGCCGATCGCGTCTATTAAGTAGAGCGCTCTTTTGAAGGCCGCGATGTTATCGTCCTGGTAAATGCGGGAAACAATCGCTTCGAAGTCGGCGTAGTTCCATTTCAAGCCAAAGGCGTAAGGAACATAGTTGACTTCTTTGACGTAGAGCTTCTCGCACTCTTTCGGATCATTCAAAGGCCGAACCGAGTTTATGTTGAACGGGTTTTCGAGGCTATGCATCGTATGTCCTGTGGAAACGCCTTGGGAGGGCAATTGCGGCGCAAACTACTAATCTACTTTCGGTTGTCAATCGAATCTGATTGCAGTCCGTGCAGCAATACTCCGACAGGAATGTGACAACCGATCAATTTTCGGCCATATTCGCCTTTCCTAAACAAGCAAGGAAACACTGCGCCATGACTCTTTCTTCCGTCTTTCTTCTGGCAATCGGCGTCGCGATCGGCCTGCTCATCGGAATGATCCGGAACAAGCCTGCCCACGACGCCGCGACTGCCGAGGAGATCGAATTACTGAAGGAACGAGTAAGCACCTTGGAGGACGAGCTTCAGCCCAGGCGCGCGGCGCTAGACTTCTGACGAGCTTTAGGCCGCGATGTTCTGAATGCTGCCCGACACCCACGGCACAGACATACCGACCTGACGGGTAGTTCCGGCAATGTAGACCTTCGACAAGCTGGTGCTCGTCCCACCCACAATCGATGTTTTGGCACTAGTTGGCGTTAGTTTCTGGCGGAACCGGCAGTTGTCCAGCGTCAGAGCAAAATCCTCGATAACCTGGCTTCCGTCGCCCGGCTGTGAAAGAACGATCGCGACGGTCTGGGTCTGGTAGGCCGTATCAATGAAGTGGACATCGTTGAGCGACACGTCGACGACACCGCCGCCGGTGATGACCATTCCGTACGATTTCGTCGGTCCGATTATTCCGCCATTGAGGCTGACTCCAATAATTCCCCCGTCTGCGCCCTGCTCAGGCCGCATCCAGATTGAAGTCGTCGGCGTGCGGATCGTCGTTCCGTTGTTGAACCCGCCGAAATTAAAGTTGTTGATCTTGCTGTATTCTGAGCCGCCCCACAGGTCGAGTTGGAACGCCGAGACCGGATGAATATGGCTCTGGATGTTCTGGACTAGGGAGCGTTTCAGAACGCCTTCGAAGAGCATCCCGCCCGTGTCACCCTGAATGTCAGAGATCAGAATGTCTGCAATTTGCTTCCGGAACGCACCCGTGTTCTTAACGAGGCCCTTGCAGCCGTGCTGGCGGATTTGCGTGAAAGTGTACCCGCGCTGCGCGGTCCCGTTTTGGTCGTTCGACTGACCGTTGGAAACCCACGATGGATTCCATTCTAGCTCGAAAGCCATGTCAGACGTGCCGACTACTTCGCAATCGTTTACCTGCATCCCGCGCCCGTAGGTCCGCAGCACGCTAAGCCCGTATTCGAACACGCAGCGCTTGATGCTGGCGTCTACATCGTTAACGTTCGTCGGCCGCGAGAAATTGAAATGCCGGGTCGTAGTATTAGTGGAAAGGCAGTTGATGCGGATACCGTCGAAACGCGCGTTATAGGTCCGAACGTCGAACAGCACCGGAAGTGCATTATCCTCGACACGAATATTCCCGGCCCTTCGCACATCGCCCGAGCCATTGCGCTGATGAGTTATACTGCTCATCAGCATACTTTCCTGCTTTGTGATTACAATCGTGTCTTCGATTTCAAGCTTCTGACCGCCGATGTCGACGGCGTATTCGGAATTCAACCCGGCTTGCAGAGCGTTGAAATCGACCGTGTGGTTGCCTGTGCTGCACCGCGATAGAGAACTGTTGAAATACTCGATGCTCTTTGGACCCGGCTGGGCTCCGATGTTGATGCGTCCGAAGCCGATATCGGCAACGCGATACCATGTCCGACCATCTGCGGAAACGAACGTGTCAGGGCTGCCGTTGTTTGTGTCTCGGAAAGGGCCGCCTTCACCGTCTCCTTCGGACAGATCACCGTGCAAAGTTATCATGTGGATGGAAGCGGCGATGTTTGCAGCCGCTGCGGCTGCTCGCGTCGGGAAGGCGAGATTGTTGTTTGCCGCCGCCTGCGCGATCAGCGCCCAGGATTCGACCTGGGCGACAATGGCCGCGCTCGCCTGATCGCTGACCAGCCGGAACGTCGTGCCACTGATGCGCCCAAGCAGGACGCCAGACAGACCACCGGCAACTGGGTCATTATTCGCATTCGTCTTGATCGTCAGCGCCGCGCCGCCATTGAAGGAGATCGTCACCGGCGAGCCGTCGTTTGCCTCGAACAGATCAACCCAGATCAGCGCCGACTCCGATACCGGAATGGACGTCGTTGCCTGAATGGCGTTAGGCGCTCCAGCACCCACATCAGACGCCGGTATGAAGGGATAGGGTAGATCGGCGACACGTACCCACGATCCGGAGCCAGATGCCCCGATCTTCATGTAGACACCGTTGTTCGCAACGACAGGATCGCCCACAACCCAAGCCATGCTGTTGGCAGAATGAGCCAGGTCGGCATCCATCGCCGCCTTGCTGGAGTAGATCAGGCCGCCGTTTGAGGTGAAGGCCGTAATGATCCCTTCGACCCACGTTCCCCACTCCCGAATTTGAGCCTTGTCCGGCTCGTACGGATCAGAGGAAGGACCGTCAGCCCAGATATTTGCGGCGAGTTCGACCATGATTTTTCCCATGTGAAAGCGCCCCCGGCGCGGCGCCAGGGCGAAGAAGATGAAGATTTTGAGGTGCGTCAGGAGACGATGAAGGAACCTGTAGCTACCGGCGAACCCTCGATGCCGGAGCGGTTGATAGAGACGATCCAGCCGTAATAGGTGCCTGCGGCGAACGAGCGGACAGTCGAGTCTGAGCTGCTGGGAGCGCCGTATTCGGGAGGGCCGAAATAACTTGCCGTGCCGAAGTCATCGACTGAGTTCCAATAGACCTTGGCGCCGGCGTAATTGCTGCTGTTCGGTGCGGTCCAGCTGTAGTTTGCCTGGCCAAGGCCGCCTGTTGCACTTGGCGAAGTGACCGCGCCGGGAGGCGTCGGATCGGCTGTCGAGGTGACAGTCTCAGTGACTGACCAGTTGGAATACCGACGGTTTGACGCGATGAAGGCCACTTGAATATCAAGAACCTTGTCTGCCGGGACGTTCCCGGTGGAAAGGTCAATGTACCCGCCGGAAGGCTCGGCGCTTGGGTTCTGTTGCTCCACCCAGGCGCCCGGTGTCCCGAGACCGTCCGCATCGGCCACCCTGTAGCGGACGACCGGCGTGAAGCTGCCGTCCTCGGGGTCGATGATGACGACGCGGATATAAACACTCCCGCCGTTCGCCTTCGCCTGGATGAGGTTGATGACTGGCGTTGGGATGTTGGAAGCGTTCGCCGCGGGCGGTACCGGCGGCTGCTGCCCCTCCTCCGTCGCCGGGTTCCAATCGTCGATCCCCTCGGGATGCTCGATGAAGTCCATCGTGAAGCCGCCCTTTGTGAGGGCGACGATGGAGCGGCGGTTTTCGATCAGTTTCCCGTCCAGCTTCGGCAGCCGCTTGGGCGTCTCCAGCCTGATCCACCGCGCGTAGACGGCATTGATGCCGGAGAGCCGGACGTCGAGGCTGCCCTTGACCTCCTGGCGCTGGCGCAGCCAATCGCGCTTGCCGAGACGCCGGGCTTGCCGCCACTGGTGGCACCACTCGTAGCTTCCCTCCATGGTCAGGACACGCCCGGCGGCGATCTGAGCGTCAGTATCCTCGAAGAAATCGGTATCGCAGCTCGTGTAGTTGGTCGCCGGATAGGTAAACTTCGGGACCAGGCGGTTGCACTCGTCCTCGAAGAGAACACCGTACTGGACGTTGTGGCCGACAATGTCGGCGTCGGTGAGCGTGGCCGTCCTGCTTTCGCGGAATTTGCCAACGGTCAAGATGCGGGCGCCGTCGCCGCGCGCGACGAGGTGACCGTCGCACGTGGCAAGGATCGCGTTCAGTCCGGACTTGGGGCCGTTCTCGGTCGTGTCCCAGCCATTGCACTGATACCGCTTCTCGGTTCCGCCGCCGGCGAGAGGGACATCCTCGTCGCAGATGTCCGCTTCCTCTTTCCAGAGGTCGATGACGGGCAGCAGCGCCTTGCGGTAATCGAGGCCGAACCCGAACTCATTGAAGCAGAGATGCCAAGCCAAGATGACGGCCGAGTTGCGCGTCCACGTCCAAGTGCTCGAGTCGGTCGGGTCCTGCGCCGGATCGCGGAAGTCCCAGCAGTAGGCGCCATCGATCTCTACCGATGGCGACGGAGCCCCGTAAGGAAACGCCGTCTGCTGATCCTGCGCGTCTGCATTGTGCGCCCGCATGGCGAGCGACGCCTGCCCGTCTCCGCGGTGATCATTGGTCCAGATGCCGTCCGCGCCCAGTGCGGAGACGAGCTCGGCATAGGGCGTTTCCGGGTTCGCGCCGAGGCGGGTGTACAGCCTGACGTTCGCGGAGCCGGCGCCGTACCTGCCGCCCGTCGTCAGCGGCGTCACGACGTTGTCGACCACCGTCACCTCGTCATCGTTCAGGTAGAAGCGGTTGAACGACTTGATCCGGTGGCCTGCGATAGCCTGCACCGAATAGAGGTTCGAGCCCTTCGCCTCCCACATCATCCGCGCGCCGGCGACGCGAGTGCGGCCCACGGCATAGATGCGGAACGGTATCGCCTGGTTGAGCGGCGCCCTGCCATCTTCCGGTTTCGGTGGCTTCGGTGCTTGCGCGAGGAGCGCCTGCAGACCGATAGAGATGGCGGTGGTCGCAATCGCGGAAGCGATCGACGCGTAAGTGATCGTAGTGGCGCCGATGGCGAAACCGCCGGAACCAAGGACGGCAGTGAAGATCGGCGTGAAGATCGGATCAAACAGAACTTCGCTGTAAAGCGACGTCGTGCAGCCGAGCCCGTAGCGCTGCAGCATCATGCGATGATGGAAACTCATACGTTCAGATCTCCATCCGGCGCGCGCCAGGCTGCAACGTGATCAAGTTTCTTGGCGATGACGCCGGACGGTGCCAGCAAGGCCCAGAGCGGACCGAAGCGGACGGCGCATACTTCCTTGACGCCGGCCATGCCAGCAGGCGCGAGCACAACGCCGACGTCACCGTCGCTCGGCTCGTCGGTACGTACAAAGCCCATCGGCTCCAGTGCGGCCGCAGCGAAGGCGACCAGGCCGCCGGCCCTCGCCAAAATGTCGTGAGCACCTTCGGCCGTGCTGTATGTGCCGCGGTACGCTTCCGCAGGATCAACGCCGACGCTCTCGCGCAGCCAGGTCCCGCAGAAGGTCGTGCAGTCATCGCCAGAAACCCCGCCCCACCTGAATTGGTGTGGCAGGGCAAGAAATTCCTGCAAGGTCATGGCAGTCCTTAGAAATTCGGCCAGACTGGCTGAACGCCCCTGGCAAGCCGGCTGACGCCGTCACAGAACTTGTCGGTCGGCGAGATCGCCTTCTGATGCGGAGAAGACCAGACCGAGCGGGCGCCGCGCGACCGGGTCGCCTCGCCCGTCACGACCGCAAGCGAAAGCGTGATGCTCGGGCTATCGCCCTCCTCAACTGGCGGGCTCACCTCTCCGGTATGTGACGCGGTCCCGGTCCAGATCGGGATGATGCTGCTCATCGGCTGGAAATACCGATCGAGCGTCGTCAGGCCCATCTGGACTGCCGCGCCGCGCACTGGCGGCAAGCTGTCGAGCATCTTCGCCGACGTCGCCGGGTCAAGACCCGAGAGCGTGAACTCGACGCTGTCCGCCGTGCCATTTACCAGCACCTCGAGCGTGGGCACGCCGATAAGACGGCCGCCGCCGAGATAGACGGTCCCAGTCGGGTCGATGCTGTCGAAATTGGCCGGGATGTCGTTGATACCGAACCAGAGGTGCAAAGCAGGATCGGTATCGACCCGGAGGAAGATGCCGAGCTGATGGCTGCCCCGCATCTCCTCGATGATGTGTGCGGGGACGAACTCCATCAGAACGCCTCCGTGAACCGAAGGGTCGGCCGGGACTCGTAAAAGCCAGAGTAGTCCCAGGGCAACGTGAAGCCGCGCGGGAATTTCATGCAACACATCGGGCGCGCGAGCTCGACGCGGGTGCCGGCCGTTACCGCCTCGCGCAGAGGAGGAGCGACGGCCAGCGTGTATACCGGGTTCGCCTCGTTGGTCTTGGAGATCACCTCCCAATACCGGTAAGCGCGCCAGCCCTTTGTCGGGTGATAGATCGAGAACCAATCCGACCAGCGGAGCGGCCGCGCTGCGCCGTAGACACGCATTTTCAGGATGCCGGCTCCAAGGCTCGCCGCCTCGGTGATTTCGCCGTAGACGGTCGCCTGGCTGTAGCCCGACCCGTCGGAGAAGAACGACCCGTCGGAATGGGGAATGCCCTTGAGGATAGATCGGCGCTTACCATCAATGATGGGAAACGGGCCGATGCCGTCGTTGATGATCGGGACGTTGAAGAACCGATAACCACCGTTCCCGCGAGCACCGAGCCAGTTGATGACCTCGTGCCGCTCGGTGTCGTCTCCCAGCAAGACGCATTCCTCATAAGTCGCAGTTACGATGCCGCCGCCGCTGGTCTCGATGCTGATGGATTCGCCGACGCCGTTGACGCCACCATCGAGCGCCGACCCGGGATTGTCGAAACTCGCCCGGGTCGGCCGTAGGTACATGATCGGGACGGTTGGCTGACCGGTGTAGATTGCCATCGATCAACCTTTCTGCGCGACATATCGCTTCTGCGTTTCCCCGAATCCAACGCGGCGCTGCTGCTCGTTGTATTGCGCGAAGTTGTTGGCGCTGACCTGCGAGGCAGCGCCGCGCGCGATGCTTTCAACCTTGGCCTGCCAATTCCCGTCCTGGTCGACATAGACGCGGACGCCGGCGATACCGCCGCTGCCCTGCCCGCCTCCGTTCCGATTGGAGTTGGCGGCTTTTAGCTGATGGTTAGGGATGACCTTTTCGCCACCGCGGAACCGGACGATCTCCGGCCCCTCTTCGCCAACTATCGCCATGCCCGCGCGCGCGGATGCCGTGCCATCGGCATAGAGACCAATTCCGCCCGCTTTCGCTCTTGCGAGCTGCCCACCGCCGAAGATCCCGCCGAGGATGCTACCCAGCAGCCCACCGCCGCCGTTTGCCGGCGCGAACAGACTGTTGAGGGCCTGGTCGAGCAGCTTGTCCGCGATCTTGTCGAGGGCGTTCACGGCAGCATTGGCAAACGACTTCCACAAGCCCTCGCCGTTCTTCAAGCCCGATTTGACATCGGAGATAAAGCCCTTGGTGATGTCCTTGGCGAACCCCATGGCCTCTTCGGCCTGCTTCATGGCTTCTTTGGCGGTGTCGAATCCTTTGGCGGTGTCCTCTCCCGCCTTCTTGCCGGAGCCCCCAGCCTTCCCCGCTGCAGCCTCGACGTTGGTTAGTCCAGCAGCAACCTCCTTCAACTTCGCCGCTGCAGTGGATGCGCCCTGAGAGATCGCAGTGCCGATGTCGCCGAGGTAGTCTCGGCTGAGCGCTGCCCCGACCGCCGTGTTTCGCGCGTCCACAGCGCCTGAAAGGTCACTCGCGAAGCTGTTTTCTATCATGCCGACGGACATGTCGCCGATATTCGGGATCGATGCGCCCTCGCCCATCCCGAAAGGCAGAGAACCGAGCATCCCGTTGATCTCTGCGATGAACCCGTTCAGCAACGCCGTCGCTTTTGCAATCATCGCGTTCATGCCGCTGATGACTGCGTTTGCCGCTCCGACGATGGCCGCACCCATGATATTGGGAAGCTGCGCCCAAACGAACTTGATGTCCTCGAAGGCGGCAACAAACGAGCCGATGATCAGGTTCACGCCGCTTTTGGCGGTCTCGACGATATCGACGCCAAATATCTGGGCCAACTCCTCCCGGAAGATGTTGGCGGCGACCACGGCGGCAGTAATGCCGGCCACAAAGGCGACAGCCGGGTTTGCCGCGGCAAAGGAGGCCGCGAGGCTGAGCGCGGCGACGGAAAGACGCCCGAGCAGAGCGATGAGGTTGATAACCCCGCCAATCACCGCCGGAGCGTAGATCAGCGCAAGCCCAGCGGCAGCCATAGCGGCATAGGGAGCGATCGTCTGAAGGACCGACGCAAGACCGTTCAATGCCGAAGCCGCCAAAGCCGGCCAATCCACCATCTGCAGGCCAGCCGCCGATAGACCCACAATGGCAATCGTGGCAAGGCTGACGGGAGACAGGACCGAGAGGAAGGCTTGCCCGAGTGCCTGGACTGCGCCTGCGGCCCCCATTGGCCCCAGAACCGCGCTGATCTGCGTACCCTGCTGAAGGGCGATCTGCAGCGGGCTCATCGCCATCGCCGAAGTCACGGCGATATCTTGGAACTGGGCCGCGAGGTTCCCGACGTTCATTGATGCGGCCGTCATGCCTCGCACGTTCTGGTTTGCCGCTGCGGCGTGCATCCGCAAGGCTCCGGCCGCTTTGGTCGCCGCGACGCTCTCCCGGTTCAGCGCAGCAGCGGCATTGTTTGCTCCGGTCGAAACAGCGGACGCCGCGGCGCCAGCGTTCTTGGTCGCACCGGAGACGCCGGCAGCGGCAGCTTCTGCACGCTTGGCCGCATTCGTGAGCTGGTCAAGGGACTTTGCCCCTTTTTCAACGCCAGAGCTGTCTACGGCAATGCCAAGGGTCGCTACGTCGGCCATAGCATCCTCCGTTACTTGTCGGCTTCCGCCCGCTTGCGCTGTTCTTCGTGCTCATCGGCGACGGCATTGAGAAACGCCGTGTCCATCTGCATCAGGATCAACACCTCTTCGCGCAGCAGGATCGTCCCGGTCATTCGCGACCAGGTTTCGACGTCCTGATAGGTGAGAGGCTGGGGGCCGTTCATGCCCTGGTGGCGATGTCCCGACAGGTGCCAGAACCATTCCCACAGGTGTTCGCCGTCTTCCGGCGGCTCGATATCAGGGTTGAGATGCCCTTGACCGAACCGATCGTTCATTTCGCGGCGGGATAGCGTTTCCTTTATCCCGCCCATGCCCCGGAGTTCATATCCCGGGGTGTCGTACTTGACGATGAGGGCGACGGTCGCCGCCAGTTCATCGCCTAACTGCCGAAAAAAGCCGCTTCGTCTCCGAGGGCGTTGTCGATCTGCTTGGCGATGGCGGGCACAGAGAGCAGTTTGCGCTTGTTCGCATCGTTGCAGGCCGGCTTCTTGTCGTCGCCGAGCATGGCATCACCGGAGAACGTCCAAGACACGATTGCGGCCGACAAAAGAGCGATCGTGTTGTCTTCGATCTTCTCCGCCGTGACAGTGTTCCGGCCGCCGCGAAGCGCCTTGTTCTTCAGCGCCCGCTCCACGGCCTTTACCGCATCGCTTTCGAGGCTCTGGAGCTCGACCGACACGCCGAGGGGAGCGCCGGTCGCTGGATGCTTCAGGTCAATGGTGATCGTGTTTGGGTTGAGGGAAAGCAGGTCCATTGATCACCTTACGGGGTTTCGACAGGGGCGACGAAGATCGGGCGCTGATCGGTGAAGGCGACCGTGTACGACTCCCTGATGAAATCGTCAGTGCCGCCGCCGAGAAGCTGGGGACCGGAAACCGGGCCGGCGGCGTACATGATCGTGTTCGACCAGGACGGGGTCGGAGCGTCGGCGTATTCGACCTTGATCGCGTAGTTGAACTTGGTTGCCGCAGCAGCGCGGATTGCGATCTGGCCGGGATCGTCAAAGATGCGGGCAACTTCGATCGCCAATTCTCCGGCATCCTCGACGCCCTTGGCCTTTGACATGACCTCAGTATCGAGCGTGTTGTAATTGATGATATTCGGGGCGGCACCATAGTCGCCAAGATTGCCGACGCTCGTGATCTCCGTGAAGGTAAGAGCGCCGAATCCGGCTGCGTCGAGTGGCAGCGTAACGGCCGCCGTGCTGATGTAGACTTTCGCCCCCGCAAGGGTCGTCTTCAAGCCTGCCATTGTTCGGATCCTTTCCTAGGCAAAACAGTAGTATGGGATGGTGACCGGGATCTGGACCCGGTTTCCTTCCTGGATCGGGCCTGACGCCCAGGGTTCGCTGCTGATCGTCACCTTCACGCCAGAAGCAAACAGCGATCGGTTTTTGAATAGCGAGATGATCGTCTCGACTGTCTCGAGTGCACCAATGATCCCCACGCCGACGGCGAACACGACCGACACCTGATAGAGACCCCGTTTCTGCTGCGGGTCGTCTCCCAAGGTGATCTCCCGCGTCTGGTTGGGCAGGAACGATACAGACAGGTACTTCGAGGGCATGGGTTGCCCTGCCGCCGGGAACACCACGTTAGGCGCAGCGATGGGGAGCGCCGGCGTCATCGTCAGCAGATGATCCGTCAACGCCTTGAAGATGATTGCGTCGATACCGACCGCCATGTATCAATTCCTCATGTCCGAAAAGCTGACCGACAACCAGGCGCATGACCTGCTGACCAACGCGAGGATGACTCTCGCGCAGGCGACTGGTGACACGGTTCGCGCTGAGACGGCCCTACGCGCCGCCGAGAAGTCGTTGATGCTGCTGTCCCTTGGGCTGCTCATGGCCGCCGAGGAAGGCAGCGACGGCAACCGGGCAATCAAGGACCAAACGCAGCCTTGACCGTCTTCGCGGTGCGGTCGACCGTCATTCCCCAATTCTGGACAGCAAGACGAACGAACGCATCGGGCGGCTGCCCATTGGCGCCGTATTCGCGGTGGCCCGCGTACGCCGCTGTGTAGCCGAAATACAGCGTGTCACCGACTGCAGCCCCGGCGATGACCGCCTCGATTTGCCCATCGTTATAGGTGTAGGCCCCGCCCTCGACCGGCTGGGCAGCGGGGTTGATTGATGGCATGGCGGCGGTGGATGCCATGAGCGAAGCCCGGAGGAACCCGGTATCAACGCGCATCCGTCCGCCGGCTCCGCGCGGCGTCTGCATCTCGCGCACGATTTCCTTCGTGCTCTCCTTGAATATCGCCTCGACAGCCTCCGGAACCTTTTCAGCCCATGCCGCGATTTGAGCGCTGAACTTGAGGTTCGCCATCAGGCCGCCCTCGCCCGGTACCGCCGCAGCCCTGCGGAGATGTAGTCGACGTCATACTCGCACCAGCAGCGGCAGCCCGATATTTCGCTGATCGGCGCGCGCGGGTCGCCCGGGTAGCGCAGCGTGGCGCCGCTCGGGCTCTGGAATACCTCGTCGATACCGACGGCCTGACCGTTCAGAACCCGGTGCGTATGCCTCACCCGGTTGTCTCCGGCCGAATGCCAGCGCTTCTTGACGTCCTGGGCCTGCACCTTCCCGGCCTCGATCTGCTGCCGCATCGCTTCATCCCGCGCGGAGCCCAGAGCCATCATGGTTTCGGTGCGGGCCAGCATTTCCCCGCGGAGAAGCAGGTTCTTATCGCGAAGCCTGCCGATGATCCGCGTCAGGGTTTCTCCGGTGACCGGCTTTCCAGCGCGTATCGCAGCCATGACGGTCCGGTCAAAACGCTTGTCGCGCGTCGTGAGCTCGAAATACTTCTTCATCAGCTCGGGGTCGCCCGAAGCCAGGTGAACTCGAGCGCGCTCGATGAACTCGATCTGGTACCGCGTGAGCCCAATCAATCCGCCCTCTCGGCGGCCGGTGACGCGGCTCTGACGGCCGACGACGTCGAGGGCCGTCGATCTCGGGTTGGCGCCGCGCGCAAGCCCCTGCTCGAGCGCCTGGCGGATGCCCTGCCGCTGGTCATCGGTGATGTGCGTGACCATCGTCGAGGACAGATCGCGCAGGATCGCCTCGGCAACGGGGTTGCGAACGCCGAACCGCCAGATAACGCGCGCTCCATCCGGCTCGGCCAGGTTCGGAAGCTCTCCGACCGCATTGATGCCGCCGGCATTGAAGGCCTCTGTCAGGGCTATTTCAAGCGCCGAGAATGCCTCCGGCTCCAGGTGCATTGCCTCAATAGCGCCGTTGATGTCGCCACGCTCCAAACGCTCTACCACGACGCGGAGGACGATGCCCGACTTGATCTCATCGATAGCCTGCCTGAATGCCGCGGCGAGCGCTGGCTCATATTTGGCGAGGAGTTCGTCAAAGGTCATGCTACATCATCCCCTGCAGGAGGTGGGCTTTGGAACTGTATGTCACTGGACCGAAAACATACGAGGAGATGATAGAAATCGAACGCAAACTTGAAGAGCTTGGCGTAAACGGGGCGATAGTGATTGCTCAACCTCCTCCACTTGGCTGCTCGCGGTTCGATCGGTTGCCTCTTGAGATCCGGTTTGTTGACGAGCGCGATCTCCACTTGGTTTGGCTTGTAACGTAATCCACGTTTTCTGGCCGACCTCAGCTAAGCCGCAATCCTTCCCTGCACGATGAACACGACCGGCGTAACGCCGTCATATTTGTTCGGGTCGCCGGCAACGATGGCGTAATCTTTGCCATTGGCGGTGACGACGTCGCCGACGGTCGGCTCGATCGGGAGGCCGACCGCGGAGATGTAAATCTGCATATCCCCGCTGAGAATGACCGTTCCGTCGACGTAGCGGGCCTCGTAGGCCATCGCCACCAGCGTGGCCGGGTACGATGTGAGGACCGGCTCTCCCCCATAGACAGGATCCGGAGGCTCAAGGCGTGTGACGGTACCGGCCTGGCCGTATTTGGCGATGAGGCGCTGGGCGGTCGCCTGCAGGCGTGCATAGATCGGGTTCGCCATCAGACCACCAGAGCACCAGGGAAACACGGGACGAGGAACGGCCAGAGAAGCCCCTCGATCGTGGTAACGACAGGCGTCGCGAGCGCGACCAGATCGTCGATGTCCGTTGAAGAGGAAGTTGAATACTCGACCTCAAGCTGTCCGATCTTCTCGCGCTTCACCGTTTGCGATCCGGTCACGACTGGCGAAAGGCTGCCGGGGTTCGTCAACTCAAGGAATGCCGCCTCATACGAGGCGTTGACGATGGCGACCGGCGTTTCGGTCGAAGGTATCGCCTCCCCGTAATAGGTCGTGGCGCCGGTGCGCGGCCATGCGCGCTCCTGAGAGTATCCGCCTGTCCGCCGGCCGCTAAACTTCGGCTCATACCGATCGATCACCAGAGAACCGCGCTGACGTGCGGCGGTCTTCTGGGCATCGGTCGTGCCATCGGGAAAGACATAGCCGGCCGCCTCAGCGTAAGACGTGAAGCCTGCATTATCGCCGTATCCAGCCATGTCGATCTCCGATGCAAGAGTAGGCCCGGCAGGTTACCGCCGGGCTGATTGTCAGGGCTGCGTTGCCATCTCTTCGAGAGCAGCGACGATCTCGTCCTTGGTGGACGGAGTCTTTTCGCCAAGCAGCTTCTTGGCAGCCGACTTGAAGGACATGAACTGCACGTTCTGGTCCTTCGCCATTTCGAGCACCTCAAGTGCCGTCTTCGGACCGTCGCCGTCCTGGTTGCTTGCAGCCTTGGAGACGCCCTCGATCTTGAGGAAGCGAAGGCGCTTGGCCTTTTCGAAATCGACCCCTTCAAGGTCGACGTCGCGGGTCTCACCCGGTGGGATGTAGACCGCCCGCCCTTTCGAGCGGACGCCCTGCAACGCCTTGCTGTTGTTGGTGACCTTCATGACTGATCCTCCGATTACGGTGCGGTGATTTCGTCGCCGTAGGCGGCAGCACCGGGCAGGCGCCATTCGGTACCGCCGGTACGGGCGATGATGCCGGTCTCGAAGCCCATGATGGACTTCTGGCGCGGCTGGAGGACACGGCGCGGCATCGGCAGGTGGAAGCGGAGAACTTCCGAATCCCGGCGATACACGACCATGCGGCCGCCGCCGTCCTGGGACGCCGTGGCGAGCTCGCGCAGCGGCTGGATGTCGAGCGGCTGCCCCGTTTCCGCCGTGTAGACGTTGTTGCGGCGGATGTATTCCAGGAGGGTCAGAAGGCCGTCGCCTTCGCCGAGGCGGCGGGTGGCGATGAGGCGGAACGCTTCCGGCGGCAGCCGCAGCGTGTCGACCCATTCCACTTCCGACGTGTTCTCCCGAACGCTGGAAATCAGGTCGTTGATGTCCCGAAGGATCTGATCGTTGGACTTCGCCGACCAGAAGGTCGAAGAGCCCGTGCCATCCGCGGCAACGTCGACACGCGAGACCTGCGGGTCGTTGACGAAGCCGGTCCAGTTCTTCTCGGTCGTGCCAACCATCGCAACCGAGTTGAGCAGGCGCTCGACCTTGTCCGAAGCCGACATGGCCTTGGTGCCGTTCAGGTCGATGCCGTAGAGGGCAGCCTGGTTGACCTCCTCGAGGTTCCACTCCCAGCCGGAGCCGATCATCGCGAAGTCATGGCTGGCCATGTCCTTCGTGGCCTGGTTGAAGGGCATGTCGGTACCTGCGCCGGAGAGGAATTTCGCCTCGCCTGCGGTATCGACCGTGAAGAACGTCGTCCCGATCGCCCAGGCGTTGCCTTCCGTCACCACGGGCACGTGAGCGCCGTAGTTGAAGGTCGGGTACCGCCGCTGGTAGATGCGGGTTTCGATGTTGCGCCCCTGCGCGATGACGAAGGGGAACGCGGCCTGCGCATCAGCGAAGGCCTGACGGATGATCTGGTTCATGGTTCAGGTCCTTTCCCTGATCAGGCTGCCGGGGCCGAAGCGCGCAGACGAAGCGCGATCTCGACGATTGCGCCATTCGCGCCGGACGTGTCGAAAACTGCATCGGGGATGGGGCCGACGATGTTGGCGCCGGCGGCGTTGACGTAGCGATGGGTCAGCGTGTTGTAGAAAACAGCATCACCCTGCCCGACGGCAGCGCCGGCCGTGACGTACATGGTGCCCATCGTCATGAATGCGCCGGTGAAGTACCGGGGATAAGAGTCGGGCACGAGCACATCTGCCGGAACGGCCGGGTTCAGCACGGCGATGCCGATGAATTCGCCGCCGGCCGCAAATGGCACAACACCGTGGTCTGTGGCGCCGCGCTGAACCGGCTGACCGAAGCGCACGCCGCCCAGGTTCTCGACCGTGCGGCTGATCTTGTTGCACTTCTCCTCGGAAGCGATCTGGCCGTGCAGGCCCTTCGGAGGAGCATTCGTGTAGGTGGTCTGGTAGGTAGCCATTGAAGCGCCTCCTTAGTTGGCCGCCGCGGAGGTCTTGCCGGCCTTCATGTCGGCGACCATCTGCGAATAGGCGTCGGTTACGACCTTGTCGGCGTCGCTGACCTGCGAAAGGCCCTGCTGCACGACGGTGCGGAAGGGATCGGCGCCGTTCTTGCTGGCATCCTCGACGAGCATGTCGAAGCGGGCGTCGATGTAGGCTTCCGACTTGTCGGCAACCGCCGCATCGCCGAGTTTGGCCACGACGACAGCCTTGCGGATGGCCGAATCCGAAAGGCCTTCGGTCTTCACGTCCTTGGCGATCGCATGCGCCTTGGTGATGAGATCGGCACGCGCCTGGACGCGCTTGTCGAGATCAGCGTCGGAAAGGATTTTGCCTTTCAGAGCATCGATCTCGGCATCCTTCTTCGCGAGTTCGGCATCCTTGGCGGCCATAGCCGTCTGATGTGCCTTCTCGGCGTCGGCGAACTTGGTGTTGGCGTCGGCAAGGCGCTGCTGGAGCGTGCCGATCACCGTGGCACCCTGGTCGGTTACTTCAACCGGGATGCCATCGACGGTAACCGTCTTCAGGGTCATGATCTTGTCCTCTTTCGGTTTCTGATCACTGGTGAACGGGGCAGCGCCCCACGACCTCACACCGTCACCGATGCGAGCTTCTGATCCGGCACGGCCGCGCTGCACGATGGCAACGTGGTTGATCCGGATATCTCTTTGAATGGCGTCGTATTTCTCGCCTTCGGGCGTTGTGCCCGGTTCCCATGCGAGATCGCAGGTGTAACCCGCGGAGAGCTCGCGCTTGCCGCCCTCGATCTCGCTGATGGTGGCACCGTCCATGACGACGAGAGGGACGCGGACGAATTCACCATCGCGCGCCACCTCATCGCCGATCTGGCCGACTGAAAGCGCCTTCCAATTATCGGCGGTCACCGCCTCGTCGGGGTGATCGTTCGTCACTGGCTTATGCGCGTAGCTGCCGAGGCTGGCCTTATCGAAGACCTGATCCTCCGGCCGGTAGACCTTCACGACCTGCATCTCCGGCTTTCCGACCTCATGTCCGGCATAGAGCTGGATGCCCGTGCGCGCGGTGCGCACGTCAGCAACAAGGTAGCCGTCGGCGGTCCGTCGCGTTCGCGCGATCGGTGCATTATCCGTGAATTTCATAACGGTCCTCGTGGGGAGGTTGTAAATGCGCCTCGTATGTGGTTAAGGCGTTCTCGGGTGAGGGACGGAAATGAGCTTCAATAAACCAGCGCTTGAGCACGTGGACGCGATTGCAAAAATTGGACCGACTGTCGAAGACGCCCGGGCCACGCTTTTGAAGGAAATGAAAAGGACTAAGGGCGCGCGCTTCAATGCATCGAAGCGGTTGGAAGATCGCGCCGCCAAGCGAACAGCAAACACGGCCTATGCGTCGGCCGCGGTGGTCGTCCTCACCTTGCTCCCTGTATTCTTTCCTGTACCGTCTGTTGTTGCGAGTGCAATCAATCTCACAACGATCGCGTTCTCAATTTTCATTCTCGCATCATCGCTTCTTCAATCGGCCCACGCTGACCCCGTCAAAGCCGATCAATTCCAAAGGTGTGCGCTTGAGATCAACTCTTTGCGACGCGATTTTCGTTCACTAGAGAATGTCGACGTCAATGTCCTGCGAGATTATTCGTCCCGGTTCGATGACATTCTGCGCCGCTACAACATCAACCACGACGAGGTTGATTACGAGAAGTACAGGCTGCAGCACCCGGACGAATTCCCCCAAATGGCCCCTGAGGACACGGCGGAAGCACGCCAAGACGTTCAGCAAACAAACCTTTTCTTCGAACGCCTGCCGGTATTGATTGTCGCACTTACGGCGATCCTGTCGGCCTTGGCAACCTCCGGCCCCGTCATCGAATCAATCGTTTTATTGATCAGACGATTGAAGGACATCTACGGTGCTGTACCCGGAGCGATTTCCGGCTGACTAGTCGCTGCGGCCTCCAACTCCACGTCGTCAGGCTCCTGATCGCTGAGCTTGCCGTATTCCTCGATCGCAGCATCGAGACCAGGCAGAGAGCCATCCTCAATGAAGGTATTGACCAGCGAATCCGACAGAGCTTCGATCGGCAGCAGCGGAGGCGAGGTATTCGTGCCGGCGAGCGCGCGGGCGGCATCCGACTTCATCTTGAAGACTTCGGCCTTTTCTTTCTCCGACATGCCCCAGAGCGGCGCCCACTCGTAGTAAATATCCGGGTCGCGCGCGCCGAGAGCGCTGCGGATCAGGCACTCGTCGAGGCGCGCCATCGCCGGCGTCATCTCGACGGTCTGCATCGCCTGCAGGCGGTCGTAATAGTTGCGCAGGTCGCTTTCGCCGGTGGCATTCATGCCGGCCGGCGACTGTCCGAGCAAACGCGTCGCCGGGATGTCGGCCGCGCCTGACACGATCTGCAGGAACGACATCAGCACTTCGGGCAGCGTGGCGAAGCTCGCCGTCTTCTGCTCGTATTCCTCTTCCTTGTCGAGGAGGAGATCGCCGTTGATGCCCTTGGCTGTGGCCGCAAGTGTGTAGCGCTCGAGGATCTTCGCCCGGTACCGCTCATCGCCGAGGTTCTGCATGAAATCCGGGATGCGGATCACGTTCACCTTGGCCTCGAATACGAGGCTGGCAATGTTCGCTGCGGTACCGTCGGCCTGCTTGATCGCATCGACGACCGACAACAGCACGCTATCGCCCCAACCGGAATAGGTGGTCGTTACGATGTCCTCGTCCGGCTGCTGGCTGCCGTTGAAAATGACCAGGCGCGACGGATGGATTTCGACCTGGGCGCCGTCGGCGGAGTTCAATTGGTAGACCTTGGGCTTGCCATACCATTCCGACGCCGGATCGCGATCGATTTCGCCGGCCGTGAGATGGCGCCGCGTCATGACCGTGAGGTATTTCAGACCGCCCTTCCCGATGCGCTCGACGTCAAGCGGCTGTGTCAGGTCCTGGTCGCCGGTACCGATGACCATCGCAGCGCCGCCCCAGAGGCGCGCTTTGATGCGGGTCTCAAGCAGCTTGCCCATGACATTGAGGCGCTTCTCTTCGGCTTCGATCGCCTCGATCTGCGGCTTCTTCGCCTGCCAGTCCCGCCAGGCACGAATGCTGTCGAAGGCGGGAATGTCGACGATCTTCTTCGGCAGCCATGCACCACGGTAGGCGTTGAGCAACTCCTCGTCGGTGAGCATCGGCATCGAATAGACGTTGGCTGATGCCTTGTCCCGGCTGGTGCCCAGGCTCGCGACCATGTTTGTCAGACTGTCGCGGACGAGCGCGATGATGTTGGCCATGTCCGCTCCTAAACGTTCGCCAGCGTGTACGACGAACCACCCAGCATCAATTCCGTGAGAGCCCAGACAAGGGCGTCGGCTCGGTCAGGCGACCCGTCGCCCAGGTACCCAGACGGCGTGAAATTGCACATCTGATCCTCGAGGTCGGGGAAGTCCCCGACGTGATGCACCTTGCCCTGCTCATACAGCGCGCTGATAGGCTCAGCTCGCACCGCTTTGCCTCGGCTGGCGACAACTTCCTTGAAGGGCGCGGTCTTATCAGCTGTCGAAACGGTGAAGCGCACCATGTCGCCGCCGAAGTTCCGTTCCCCAATGATCCGGTGTGCCTGGTGACGATGGTAGAGGTCGACCGCTCGCCTGCCCCACCCTTCTGGTGACAACTGGCAAGTGCCGTCCTCAAGGATGTAGCCATGCCCATCGATGCCGAGGCCGGCGACGACGATACCGATATCGTCACCCCCGCCATCGCCTCTCGTACCGGAGGGGTCGACGGAAACGACGATGCGCCGCATTTCAGGAGCGCTGGCGACACGCAGGCTGTCGATGCCCGGCATCAGCTTGCCGTCGGGCGCCTTGCGATCCTCAAGAGCCCATAGAGCGCCGCTGACTTCGCTCGCCCATTCTCCGGCCTCAAACCGCAACCTTTTCGCTGCGGACATCGAGGCCAGAACCTCGAAATACTCAGGCGGCAGGTTCTCCGAGTTGTCCGCAGGATTCACCTGCATCTCGGCATAGTCTTCCGGCTTGGCCAGCTTTTCCTTCGTGCCCGGCTTCATCTTCGCCCGGAACATCTGGAAGCTCCAATGGAGCTTAGACGGCGGGTTGCAGTCGAAGTAGGCCTTGAGGGCTAGGTACCTTCTGCCTGTCGCGGCGGCGATCGCTGGGGCCAACTCGCACTTCTGAGCCAAGCGCGACATTGCCGTCTCGACCGATGCCCAGGGTATCTGGCTGCTCTCGTTGAAATAGAGAGTGGCGTATTCCTGCCCCAGGATCTTCTCGACGCGCTCTTTATCGTCGAGGCCGGCTATCCAGATCTGCGATCCGTTCGGCAGCTCGACATAGAAGTCGGTCTTGTCAAACCTCACCCGAACCGACGGGAAGCAGAGAGCCAGAACCTTTGGCAGGGTATCGGACCAAACCGACGTCTTCGCGTGGTTGAACCGAAACCTGAATATGACGTGCCGCGACCCCGGAGCGTTTATCGCTCGCTGTATCAGCGCCCGACAAAGAACGAACGTCTTTCCGGAACGAGACCCGCCGCGGAGCATGATGTTGCGCGCCGGGCCGGCAAGAAGGCGATTAGCCTCTCGCTGTTTCTCCGTTAATCGAGCTACCTGCATGGGTCACAGTTCGGCGTCCTCTGGCAAGACATTGAGGTTCATGCTCCCAGAGTGCTCGACACGCTCGATGAACATACCGAGGTGCTTGGCGAGCTTCTCCAAGGCGCTGTTCTTGTCCCAAACCTTAATCTTGTGGACGTGCTCGACCTCACCGTCGCCAATGTTGCGGGTCACCACTTCGACCGATGCGACTGCGGCGGCTGTGTCGTCGTCCCACTCTTCAGGTCGAAGCAGCCTGCCGTTCGAATCGAACACACGTCGAAGGTCGGAGAAGCCGATACGGGAAAGCTCTTTCAGCACGCGCTCCACGGTGGCCTCTGCCTTCAGGGCGCCCTTCCCTTGGATTTCAGCCACGCGCGCTTGAATGCTTTCATTTGCATTCAAACGTGCTGCATTTCCTCTGTTGGCTTTGAAGCCGGCGGCGACATACGCCTCGTCGACTGTATTGCCTTTCGCTCGGGCTTGGGCGAACTTCTCGTGCCGTGCGTTCTTTAGGACGGGCATGGGAAACCTTGGGAGGGATCATGATTGGTGAGAGGGAGTTTTTCCGTCAACGATTGCCGCACGGCAACGCATTTTGGTACACGATTTACCTCGACCCAACGGATGGAGTTCTAAGCGTTAGGCGCTATTGGAGCTCTCAGAAGGGAACTGAAGTGGAAATCGAGCAGCAACCTCTTGCTGCTTATCTTGCGGACGGGAAGCGCACCAAAGCAAAACGCGCTGTCGGGGTTTACTTGGCGCGACTTGCCTCAGCAATGAACCAGTTGTGACGTCATCGACGTCAACGATGGCGGTTGCGGCCTCACAGACCGATATCCCCGCGCTGAAAGACCAGCACCCACCGGTACGTTGTTTTGTGGACGGCCTGGAATAGCTCGTAGCCCTTGGCGCGCCACTCGTTGGCGACACGATCGAGGTCATCCTCTTCGCCTTCCACTTCGATAAAGCGGTAGTGCATGGGGGTCTCCTCAAAGCGAAAGCCCCGCTACCTGTTACGGCGGCGGGGCTGGAATTGCGGGAGGGGCGTCAGCCGGTGACGCGCCCTCATCAAGCCACGTATGTCTGGCCCGATCTCGGTGAGGCATTGCCTCGAAACTGGTTGTGCCGATCCGCGGTCGGCGCCTCCCCTTTACGCCCGGGGAGCTTACAGCGGGCTTGGTTGGTCCTTGGTGCCTCGGTCTGCAGTCGGCCTATCCTGCATCCCTTCCTTCCGGCTTCGTGGCTTCACCGGTGAGCGGCTTCTGAGGGTGCGGGGGCCTAGACCTATTTCGCCGTTACCACGACAGCGACCGGGCTCTATCCGGCGTGTCCTACGGCCCCCTCTGGGAATTCTGATCGGAATGAAAGGCGACCACCCTACCGCATAGACGGCGGTCATCAGGTGGTCGCGCTTGCCCAGTCGGGGTCTATCTGCATTTTCCAGCAGCACTACCGGGCAATTCGAAATTCAGGATTTTGGGCGCATTTCTTCTATGCGCCGAATGTGATGGTTCGGCAGCGGTCCGGCGAGTATTCCCTCTGTGAGGTCCGCAACTGTGACAACCGCAAATCACTGCAGAAAATCTATACAGCTTTGCGGAGATTTTCAACATCTACATCGCTAGTGAGACCGTTCAATTCACTGATAATTTTTTGCACGCGCTCTTTGATCTGAGGACTCAGTGAATCTATAGCCATCTCGGCTTGATCGACCATCGAGACACGCGCCTTCCGACCCTTCGGGAGGATCTTGCGGAGCTGGCCGCGCAGGTGGTGGACGCGCTCTTGCCGCCAGTTCTCCTTCCGGCAGTGCTGCTCGTAGAGGAAGGCCTGCCGGCGTTCATGCTCGGCGAAGTACAGGGCCTCGATGGTCCCGTCGGGGAACTCGAGCGGTCCATAGTTGGCACCGCGGAGGAAGCACACGACGCCGTCGACGCGGCGGAGCTCCTCGAAATTCAGTCTTGGCAGGTTCACGAAGGCATAGCCCACCAAGAACGGAAACCGCTTCTGGAGGATCTGTTTCGTTCGGTGATGCCTCAACTCGGTGTAGAACGACGGCATGAAGATGTCGAAGCCGTCCTTGCGGCAGTTCCGCTCGATGATGGACTCCATGCGCCGGCTTTCTGGCAGGCGCTCGTCGGCGGCAGCCATGCGCTGATAGCCGGGCGCGGTTCGAATCGCATACCAACGTGACCTGATCATTTCTGCACCTCATTTGCGCGCTTCATCAAACGGCGTTCTTTGAGGAGCGCGTTGCGACGTGCGTTCGCCTCCCTGTAGCCTTCGACCGTGTGATTTCTGATGGTTGTCGCGGACACGCCGTATTTTTCGGCAAGCTCACGTGCGGTGGCGCCGTTCTCGGTACGCCGCTTAATCTCCTCGATCTGCTTCGGCGAGAGACCTTTGACCTTCTTCGTGCGGTGCCCATGCTTCATCAGGGCGTGTAGGACGGTGGTGTGGTCGCGGCCGCCGAAGAAACGGCCGATCTCCAGCGTCGACCGATCGAAGCGCTTGTGTACCTCGAACATGATCAACTGGCGGGCATTGGAGACAGAGCGCAGGCGCGAGCGTCCCGTTATCTCCTCGACGGTGAAGCCGAGTTCTTCCGAACGGTTGCGAATGTATTCCGTCGGGCTGTTCTGCTTGAACAGGTGGCGACGATAGGCCGATACGTGATGATCGAAACGGATGTCGCGTTGCTGCCATTCCGGCTTGAGGGACGTTGGCCGCGCGGATATGACGACGAGCGCCTGGGCTTTCGGTTCCTCGCCGGGCTCTGCCTTGCGTGCCGGCGCTCCCATAAGCCGCGCTCGAATGGCGGCGTAGTGCGCATACTGTCGGCTGAGTTCGGATTGTACGGCAGTCATGCCACAAGGCTCCTTTTGGGTTCTGCTTTGAGTTCCTGCCAGCCGCGGCCGTCGTCGGGCAGCAGCAGATGTGTCGGGACAAGGCACCCGGCCTCCCCTGGCGCCGGGCCCCACTCGTCATGGCTCCAGCCTGAACGCTTTCTCGCGAAACGGAGGCGGCGCGCCCAATCGTCGTCGCTCTGGCCGATCTTGGGCGGCGGTGACAGCGCGCGGCCAGCGGCAACGCGACGCTCGTAAGCCTCGCGAATAGCAGGGATGAAGTAGGCCCATGAGCCGGCCGGTCGCGCCATCTTCGCTGCTCTGGACCGGATCACCGGAAGGATATCGATTTCGAGATCGACGCCGGCGGCAGTGAGTTCGACAATCGGCCCGACCACCAGCGCGGCATGAGGCTGAATCTTGCCCTCAGCAGCATCGACGAGCTTGCTTTGGAGAGCATCAAAATCGCTTTGAAGTGGCGCGCTATATACGCTGCTAAGCGTATTATCTGTATCTGGTTCTGTATGGTCGAACGGTGGAGATTGTAACTCTCTGTTTTTATTAGGTCTCGATCGGTTTTCGCTCTGTTTTTCTGAGAGTTTTCTCAGAGTTTCGAGCTCCGAAATCGCGCGTTCATTCGTCAGAAACTCGCCCGAGACCTTGATTTTCCCGCACGCGACCAGGTCTTTGCGAAGGGATTTCCACTTGCGAATGGTGCAGCCGAGGAGGCCTGAAATGTACCTCTCATCATCCGGAAGATTACCGCCCTGCATGTAGATCAAATCAAGGATCAGTCGATAGGCCGCCTTGAGTTCGAATGGCATGCCGATCGTGCCTTCGATGAAGTCGCGCGGGTATGCTTTGTAGTAAGGGAGGCCGTTCATTGGCGCGCTCCATTCCTTACTGCTGAGTAGGCCATGTCAGCGAAGAGATGCACGGTGCCGAGAGGCCCGTTACGCTGCTTGGCGATGATGAACTCGAGACTGTTCCGGCATTGATCCAGGCGGTCCTCACGGACCATCTGTTCCTCCTGAGCCCCGCCGGTCGCGCGCTCCAGGTAGTAGGACTCGCGGAACAGGAAGGCGATCATGTCGGCGTCCTGCTCGATCGCACCGGAGTCGCGGAGATCCGAAAGCATCGGACGCTTCTCTTCCCGGCTCTCTAGCGCGCGGTTCAACTGCGAGAGGAGCACAACGGCGATATCGAGCTCTCTGGCGAGCGACTTAAGCCCGGACGTGACTTCGGCTATCTCGTTCACGCGGTTGCCGCTGTAGCGCGAGGATGGCCGGATAAGGCCAAGGTGGTCGATAAACAGGACGGACATCGGATTGCCGTCCGTTCGGCTATCCTCAAGCATGCGTTCGGCGCGGGTGCGTATGTCGGTTACCGTCTGCCCCGATTGGTCATCGATGATGATCGGCAGTCGGTTGAATTTCTCCTGGGCGCTGACGATGAGGTCGAGTTGCTCATCGGTGACGTCGCCGCGGATGATGTCGCCGTAGGGGATTGCCCCTCGCCAGTCGTAAAGCACATTGGAGATGGCGCGTGCAGCCAGCTTCTCGGCGTCCATTTCCAGGGAGACGATGCCGCAGCAAACGCCGGCCTTCGCCGCGTCGATGGCGACAGAGAGCGCGACCGTCGTCTTTCCCATAGACGGGCGCGCGCCGATCAGAGTGAGGTCCCGGCGTTGGATGCCGCCTGTCATGCGATTGAGGTCGGCAAGGCCCCAGGTGATGCCGGTGAGACCGGAACCGCTCTGTTTCGCTTCGGCTGCCGACGTGACGGCCTGCATCGCTGCGCTGGCGATCGATACGCGCGATTTGCGCTTACCACCCGACCGGACTTCCGCCATGACATCATCAATCGTCTTGGCAGCGTCGTGAGCTATTATTCGGACATCAGCCATCGGATCATTGGCTGCGGCATAGATCCGTCCAGCCTCGTTAGCGAGGGCGAGCCGAGCCCATTGCTCGATGATCTTCCTCGCGTTCTCTACCGAACCGGCGGCGCCGACAGTTGCCGACGACATCAGGTGGGCGAGGTATTCTGGCAGCTTGCGGCCGATCACCTTCTCAAAATCCGCTGCCTGATCTTCCGGGATCAGTTTCTTGACGAGGATCGGATTGCAGAGATTGTAGCGGTCGCGCGCCGCTCGGATCGCCCGGTAGATGACCTGATGGTACTTCTGAACGAAATGATGCTCATGCAGGATCGCGAGCGTTTCCGCGCTGTCACCACCGAACATAAGAGACCCGAGCACGTTCTGCTCGATCTCGGCGACGTAGGCGTTTGCATCGAACATGGGGGCGTTCATGCAGATGCCCTCTTGCCGCCGATGAAGGCTTTCTGTTCTTCGTTCATGAAGAGAGCCAACCAGCGGCGCCACGCGCGGCCGGCGGCGATGCCGTCTTCAAGTTTGCCGGTCGTTGCGGCAAGCTGCTGGGCGGCGGTGTATGCCTCCCAGGCCTTCGCGACGTGGTCGTTCAGCACAATGACGTTGGTCATGCCACTGCCTTCTCTTCGCATTCCTGGATGATGACGACGCACTCGGCCGGAAGGTCGCTGTCCCAGCACATGGATAAGCGTTCGCACAGATTGTCGTTCTTGATGACGCCGTAGTGCTGCAGGCAATCGAGGATTGCCTTTGAGCGATTGTCGATGTCCTGCCGCATGTTCTGGCGGCGCAACGCGACGTGAAGCGCGAACGGCTTGTCGATCGTGGTCTTGGGCGCCTTGATGAAAAATCCGGCGTCATTCCGCCACTTCTTGTAGACGGACGACAGGCGCCTGGTCTGGCCCCAGCCTTGGTATAGGTCCCACCCTGACGGCGGGTATGGGAGGTGGAGCTTGATCATGCCGCGCCAACCATGGAAAAGAGGCTATCGGTTGCCGCGCGATCGAGGTCGGCGATGTTCTTGACGGCTTGGCGGAAATAAGAGGGCTTGAGCTCGAACCCGATGCCCTTCCGGCCGAGTTTGACGGCGCTGTAGACCTCGCTGCCAATGCCGAGGAAAGGCGTGAGGACGGTTTCGCCAGGAGCCGACCACAGATCAAGGCAACGCTCGATCACGTCGAGCTGGAGCGGGGAAATGTGCTGCTCGTCCTTCTCGTCGCGGCCGGCGCGATACTGCAGGGTGTTCGTCTGATTGATGTCCATCCAGACTGGAGAGGCATAGCGCTGCCATACGAGGATCGACCGCCACTGTTCGAACGGCCAAGCCTTTCGGCCTTCGGCTTCCGTCTGCCGGCGATGGCGCTCGTAGGCTTCGCGGCTGATGTCGAGGGTCTCATCGCCAGACCAGCGCTCGAACATGCCCGCGACCGGGTCAGCGTTTTCGCCGGGCTTGCGGAAACTGACGATGTAATCGGCCAGCCCCATACCGCTGATGGTGCTGTCCTTGGTGATCTGCTTATGCAGAAGCCGAATCGATTTCGTGCGCTGCTGCGCGATGACCGGGTCTTTCCAGATGCAAACCTCGGAGTGGAAGATCCAGCCGGCATCCTCGTACGCGCGGACGATTTCTCCGCGGAAGTCGCGCATGCCGATGAAACCGTGCCGCGTCTTGCTCGTCGGCAGCTGCATGCAATGAACTGAATGGATGCGGCCAGGTCGAGTAACACGGTATAGCTCGGAAATCAGGAACGCGTAGTGCTCCCAGAATGCCGGCCCGTCGTTGTTGCTGATGTCGCGGTCATAATTCGAGAACTTGTAGAGCCCCTCAAACGGCGGGGAATGAATACCGAAGTGGACGCTCTCGCCAGGGATCGCGCGAATGAGCTCGCATGCGTCGCCCTGGTAGATGGCATAACGATCGGTCACGACTTGATCGACGGCGTTGACGCTCATGCGGCGCACTCCCCTACCCATGCTGGAATTGTCATTGGAACTTGCGGATTGTAGTCGGGACGATCGCGCACCGCGCCGCGGACCGCTTCACTCGACAGGTCGGCCATGTGAAGAACCATCGCAGCGGCCATGCGCTCTGCGTCGGCCTCCTTGCGCTTGATGTTGGCGACAGTGGCGCCCTCCATCTCGGAAGCGATGAAATGGACGTTGACCGGCTTTGTCTGCCCGAAGCGCCAGAACCGGCGAACTGCCTGGTAGACCTGCTCGAAGCTGTCATTCAGACCGACGAACCCGGTATCGGCGCAATGCTGCCAGTTCATGCCAAAGCCGGCGATCGATGGCTTGGTGATCAGGACTCGCGTGCGGCCTTGCGAGAAATCGACCAGCTTGCGGCGCTTGTCGTCGTCCTTGTCGGAGCCGGAGAGGTTGACCGCGCCCGGGAGCGCCTTCGCGAGCGCGTCGGCCTCGGAGTTGAGATTGCACCACCAGACGAACGGCCGATCGGCCGGAGTCATCTGAGCTGCGAGTGCCACGCGCTCGTCAACGCTATCTCGGCGCGCGGCGATGCGCTCTTGGAGTGTCCGGGCCTCCATCGGGAAAAGCAGGCCGGTTTCGAGGCTTGGAGCATACTCCACGCCGACGATGTGCTGGTGATAGTGGAGCGGCGGCAGATCGTAGCCGGCGTTATCGTAGCCGAGATCGGAAGGCTTGCGCAGCATCACGGCCCATGAGGCCATCCACTTCCAGAACCCGGTTTCAGCATGGCCTTTCAGGCGCCATTTCTGAGTGTCTCCGCCGTCGTGCGTGAAGAAGGTGGCGAGCATATCGGTGTACGACATGACGCCGAGGAACTCCGCGTGATTGCCAAGCTCCATGAAGTCGTTCGGCGCGGGCGTCGCCGTCGCTGCGAGGCGGAACGGGACTTGAGCGCATTCCTGGATCAGCCGCGTGCGGTATTTGCCGTCTGTGCTTTTGAGGATGGAGCTCTCATCGAGAACGATACCGCCGAAAGCCGACAGATCGAAGTGATCCATCTTCTGATAATTCGAGACGTTGACGCCAAAGCCTTCGTCCGGATGGAATGAGACGAGGTTGGCAGACAGGCCGAACTTCTCAGCCTCGGCAATGTGCTGCTCAGCAACGGCCAGAGGCGCGAAGATGAGAACGGGCTTGCTGGTGAAGGTCGATACCTGATCCGACCAGGTAAGCTCCATCAGCGTCTTGCCCAGGCCAGTGCCGGCGAAGATCGCAGCGCGACCGCGGCGGAGCGCCCAACGGACGATGTCCCGCTGGTGGGGCTTCATGATGCCATGCAAAGACGGTTCGGAGGTTATGCCGGTTTCCGGGTCTACCATCCGCTTGCGGAGAAGAAATTCCGCGTATGCTTCATTCCCTTGGTCGCTTCCGGCGAACCCAGCGAATTTGGCGGCGGCCGTTATGGTCGTGCCGCCGCCGATCACTTCACTCGTCCTTTCTTCGTCGTCGCTTCTTCCTTGCCAGCCACAAGAGCAGCCAGGCGAAGAATGTTCGGATCAACCGCAATCTTCCGCTCCTTCTCATACGCATCGTCCATCTTCTCGCATGCTTTGCTGTAAGCATTCGCAAGAGCAAAGAAGTTCGACATCAGCATATCTTTAACTTCGCGGTGGCGAAGTCGCATGAGGATAGACGATGGAACCTTCAATTTGCGCTGCAAACGCGCGGCAGCAGCTTCGATCGTATCGCCAGGCCCGCGGTGCTCCTGGGCAAGCAGGAACTGCGCCATGCCCTTCGCTGAACTGATGTATGCGGTACTCATCGTCTTGCTTTCCTTGTCAGAAATTTTGTCACGCATGACGGTTTCCTTGTGCGAATTCTGGTCCCGTTGAAGGAGACGCGTGATGCGCACAGGCATTACTTCCGATGGAGAGGACGGCGCCGCGCCAACGGCTGCCGGTCCCTCCCAAGTCTTTCCGTTTCGCAGGACCACCGCCGCAACGTCCGGTCCTGCCGCCGGTGACGCGCCCTCGTCGTCACCGGCAATTTCATTGGGAGACGCTGTTCAAGCCGTGGTCATGAGACTGGCGAACAAGCGGATCCGATTGAGAGTTGCTGGTCCCGGCCGGGAGGAGGATGACCGGGACCAGCGTTGAGCGCCTCGGGAGGAGGTGAAAGCGCTCAATCCTTTGCGCGGTAGCCGTTCCTCCGGAACTCACGCGCAACAAAGCCGGGAACGATCAATGTCAGAGCTGCCATCCAGAGAACGGCGCCAGCGGATGCAATGAGGATGGACCAGGTCATGCAGCCCTCTTCTGATCTGAATTTGGATTGGACGGAGCGGCGCGGCTCACCTGGGCGCGATGGAAATCCACCCTGCCCTCAATGGTTCTTTGAGCTGCCGCGTCTTCTGATTTGGATGGCCGGAGGTATTCGCTCATGCGACTTCCTCCGCTTGCTCGCGCTCCTGCATCGCCGCCTTACAACGTGCGCAGTGCTCTTCCGTGTAGGAACCGCAGCCAGCCCGATCGAGGCAGTGGGGGCGACGAGTAGATGGCGGCTTGGCCGCGAAAAGAGGCGCCCGTTTTTCGTCCGGGCCAGACGCGCTTGCGACGGCGTTTATGTTGGCGCGCTCCGCGCTGCGGTCTACATCTTCGCCTCCTGCGTTGGCGCCGGCGAGAGTGTCCGCCGCCTCGCGGTCGGTCTCGCGCACGTCGCTGGGGATCTCGGAATTGGTGGGGAGGCCGACCGAAGCCGCCTCCCCTTCGCGGCGGCCCTCACGATCCGCAAGCGTCCCGGCTCCAGTCCCGGCAGGAGAGGCTTCGGCTTGCGGACCTGCCTCTGGGGATGCCTCATCGTTGGTCGAGGGCCTCTCTTGGGTTTCTTCCGCCTCTTCACGCTCGATCATGGTGTCGACGGCGGCGATCAGAGCCGCGCGGCCGACTTCCGTCTGCACGCCGGCAGCAATCGTCTCGACGAGCTTGGCGCTGGCATCCGCCTCGATGATCTCGCCCGTGGTCGGGTCAAATTGTTCAATGTTTTCTCGTACGCGGGCGGGCGCAGGCGCATGAGGGGATTTGCCCTCGTAGGCGCACAGGTACAAATCGAAGATGGCGCCCTGCTCCGCGACGGTGTCATGGCCCTTCTTCGCGACCTTGCGCAGATGAGCGACGACGTTGCCCATGGCGGTCTTGTCGAAGCCCATCGATTTTGCTTCCGCGTAGATGTCGCGGATATCCTCGCCGATCGTGTCCTGCTCTTCTTTCAGACGAAGGATGCGGTCGATAAAAGCTCGTATTTGGACGTCGGAGGTCATACTGATGCCCTCTCCTTCCCCGCCCTCTGCGAGGCCAACCATTTGAACGTCACGCCTTTGATCTTCCGCCTCTGGCTCGCGGCAACGACACTCTCCCAATGCTTTGGGTTGATGCTTTCACGCAGGCGCATCTGACGTGCCGCCTCGTATCCGCAGCCGACCTCATCGGCGAAATCACCTATGGTCGGCCACCTGTTGATCAGGTCAGAAATGGAAGTGGGTGCGTTGCTCATGCCACCAACGTACAAAACGTACGACGGTAACGCAAGCCCAAATCGTACACATTGCACGAAAGAAAACAGCCATAATGTACGAATGGGAAGTCCGAAAGACAGATTGAAGCAAGCAAGACAGGCCGCCGGCTATGCGACCCCGACCGAGGCTGCGCGCGCGCATCCGCGTGAAATCAACGTCAACACCCTCATCAGCAACGAAAACGGGAACCGCGACATCTCGCGCAAGGCAGCGGAGAAGTATGCTAAACTTTTTGGGGTAGAGGCAGGCTGGATACTCTATGGCGAAGGCGGCGTGGATGCCGCCGCGCCGAAGCAGCCGCATGAACCGGCTAATGCGATAGTAACCGGCGAGATGGTACAGAAAGGCCCGAAGATACCCCTGTATGGCGCTGCGGTCGGCGGCGATTATGGAGAATTCGAACTGAACGGTAATCGCCTCGACGACATTTTCGCGCCGCCAAGCCTTAGCGGCATACCTGAAGCCTACGGTGTCCAGGTAGTCGGAGAGAGCATGTGGCCGCGCTACGAGGACGGCGAGACCGTTTACGTGAACCCACGCCGCCGGCCGGTGAAGGGCGATTATGTCGTCGCGCAGATCCATCGCGAAGAGCACGGCCCTAGGCTGGCCTTCATCAAGAAGCTCGTCCGCCATACCCAGAACGAGCTGATTCTTGAGCAATTCAACCCGGCAAAACAGATTCGTTTTGATGGCAACGAAGTTGATACGGTGCACTACGTCTTGAAGAGCGGCGAATGATGTCCGAGCAGACCATCATGATGCTCGCTTTATCCCTATAAAATAGCCGGAGCTCGGATGAGGATTCGCCACATCGTCGAAGCGAAGAAAACCATCTCCACCGACACGAATTGGAAGGATGGGGAGCTACCTTCAAAGCATTCGGCTGTCTACCCACGAACAATGCCAATCCGACCTGGCTGGAAATGGCGAAGCGCTCTAGCGTCGGACGGCGAACAGGAATATATTCTCCTATGCCAGGTGAACGAAGGTAAAGACAACTGGCTTGCATGGCTTATCCGCAAGACTGACCAAGGCGGTTCTTTGGTCAGCCGTTATGAGTTTCACGGTAACCACCCAGGACTACACGTTCACGCCGACTGCACCCGTGGAGGCATCGAGTTCGGCCCCCCAAGCATTAAGGTAGCGTTACGGATTCCGCGGGTATATTACCGGTCTACTCGTCCGGCACCAGCGCGACCGGACCTATTTTGGAAGAACGCCTGCGCCCACTTTAGATTGGATTATGCGAAAGGAGAGTTGCTGTGACTGACCCGCACGTCGTCCTAGACGCCCTCCACCGCTCTTTTTCAGATGCAATCTCCGTGCGTCCGGTACCATCTGGACTGGCGATAAACTCGCCGTTCTACGACAGCTCTGGAGACCATCTAGCATTCTACGCCCGCCAAACGGATGAGGGATTGATACTCGAAGACGATGGTTCCTTTCTCCCCCACCTCATGGCGTCTGGGATCGATATCCAAACCGGCCAGCGCCGCCAGATCCTAGACACCATGCTTAGCGATGCGGGTGCATATTGGGATCCGGATACCTTTGAAATTAAGACCCAGGGACTTTCCGAAGCAGATATCGGGCTCGCGTCCGTTCGCTTTCTGTCTGGGCTGCTTCGTATTCGCGCACTTGAGCTGGTGACCAGGGAAACGGTGCGGTCCACGTTCAAAGACGACGCGGTCGCAGCAATCCAAGAACACCTGTCCAAGCATTTTTCGATTTCGGAGAGATCGAGCTTGGCCCCCGATTTAAGCGACTACCCTGCGGACGTGGTATTGATCCCGCGCGATAACGCCAATCTGAGGCGCCTCGGAGTGTTCCTTGTGAACAGTTCGACACAGTTCCTTGAAGCCGAATTGCTTCACACCGAAATCGAGCGCGTGCAGATGCAAGACACGTTGTCCGCTGTGGCATTGATCGAGGATGCCAAGAAAATCAGCGTGATTGGCGACAAGCGATATCAGCGAGCCGTTAACCGTGGACTTTCTACACGTTTCTTTCGCGGAGATGAAAGACAAGCCGTGCAGAGTTTCCAAAAGCTTGCGGCCTGATCTCCCGCCGCTGGAGACATCCCTCCACGACCAGCCCCGCCCCTGAGCGGGGCTTTTTGTTGCGCTTGATTCTCCCATAGGCAGTTTATCGTACAAAATGTACATTTGCCTCTTGCGCACTTATCGTACATATTGTACGTTCATTTTCATCAACACACGGCCATGCCGGGAGATGAACGATGGGCACGATGGTTACCCGATACAGGATTGAGGACGAGATAGGCCGCGTCCTGACGGTCGAAGGCTTCTTCTCCTACGAAGTCGACGACGCGCTGCAGTTCCGGTCGGAAGACGAAGCCTACGAGGAAGCAGCCGCCTTCCCCGGCACGACCGTCGAGCGCTTCGAACGCTATTCGACCTTCCCGGATTTCTTCCTCTCCGAGACCGTCTCGATCGAGAGGAGCGCGGCATGATCACGGCAACGCAACTCCGCGACTTCGCTTACTTCCTCTCGAACACCAGCAGGTGGGAACTTGAGAAGGCCGGCATCATTGCTCCCGGCCCGAGCGGCGACACGGCCTGGAAGCGCTTCAACAACGACTTCGACGTGTTCGCGATCAAGCTCCCCGGCGAAAAGCTTACCGCCTTGACGGACATGATCAACGGCTACCTGCAGGTGAGCGAATACTCACGCGAGCAGGCGGCAGCGGCTGCACGGAACGTCGCGTGAGCCGCCCCGTCTCCTTCGCCTGCGATCCCGAGCAGAGGTACTGCGAATGCGGCCACTGCGACCTTCCGCCGGCACGAAACATCGATCTGGACGCGGTCGCGAACCTGAACCGCGCCACTACCGCAACCGCGACCTTCCTCATTCTCCTTGCTGCCGTGCTCGCCGTCTTCGCCGCCGGCTTCTGGAACACGGAGCAGGTCCACCGCCAAATCGTCAAAGCCAGGAACGTCTGACATGACCGCACCAGCAATCGAACACACCATCCGCCGACAGACCGAAGCCGCAAAAGCTCTCCTCGTCGATCTTCGCAACCAGGGCGCCGACGACGACACCGAACTGGTCGCCGACACCATCGAGGGCGAAACCAACCTCATGGAGGCCATCGAGGAGGCAATCGCGGAACTCGACGAGTGCGATGTTCTCGTGACGGGGCTCAAAGCAAAGGAAACCGAGTTCGAGGCGCGCCGCAAGGCTGTCGAGAAGCGCGCCGAGCGCATCCGCGCCCTGATCGAACAGGCGATGCTCGCCACCGATCAGCTTTCGATGAAGCTGCCGACGGCAACGCTGTCGCTCACGAAACGCGCGGCCGCCCTGATCGTCACCGACGAGGCCGACATTCCGGCGAAATACTGGGTTGAGCAGCCCCGCCCCGCCCCGAAGCTCGACAAGAAAGCCCTCACCGCCGAGCTGCGCGAAGGCGGCGCCGCCATTCCTGGCGCCACGCTCGACAACGGCAGTTTCTCCCTCACCGTCAGAAGGAAATGACCATGAACGCGATCACTCGCTATGACATGACGCCTAAGCAGATTGCGCTCGTGAAGGCCACGGTAGCAAAGGACTGCAACGACGAAGAGTTCAACCTCTTCTGCGAAGTCGCTCGTGCAAAAGGCCTTGACCCGTTCCTCGGGCAGATCATTCCCATGGTCTTCTCTAAGGGCGATGCTGAAAAGCGGAAGATGACGATCATCATCACCCGCGACGGCCAGCGCGTCATTGCGCAGCGCTGCGGCGACTACCGGCCGGCGAGCAAGCCGACACAGTTCGAAACCGACAAGGCCCTGGTATCGCCGACCAACCCGCTCGGCATCGTGTCCGCTACCGTCTATCTGTGGAAACGAGATCCGCAGTCCGGCGATTGGTTCGAAGTCGTGGGGCAGGCCTATTGGTCCGAGTTCGCGCCGATCAAGCGCAAAGCGTCCGGCGGATACAAGTGGGAGGACACCGGCGAGGTCTGGCCGGACAGCGGCAAGCCGAAGAAAAAGAAAGTTCCCGTCGGCGAAGAAACCGAAGTGCTTGACGACTCGGGCAACTGGTGCCGGATGCCGCGCCTCATGATCGAGAAGTGCGCGCAGATGCAGGCGCTTCGCGCAGGGTGGCCGGAACAGTATTCCGGCACTTATGACGAAGCCGAAATTGACCGCGCTAAGGTCCTCGACCTGACCGCCTCCGAAGTCGTCGAGAAGGAACGCGAGGATCACCGCATGCGAGTGATCGGCGCCGACAACTCCATCACGGTCACCTGGGGCGACAACTGGGCGCTCGAGAATGTACCGGTCGGGAAGTTCGCCGACGAGGTGATGCGGTTCATCAACGAATCCACGCCGGAGACCGTCGCGAAGTGGCGGGACGCGAACCGTGAGCCGCTGAAACGCTTCTGGGCTCTGCAGCCGGGCGACGCGCTTGCGCTCAAGAAGGAGATAGAGGCGGCAATCGCTCGCAAGCCGAGCCGTCCGGCGATGGGCCCTTCCGACGCCGAACTCCGCAATCATCCGATGATGGCGGGCTGACATGAGCGGCCCGGTCCTCTTGCAGTGGAACGGCGAGGCCTTCCAGCCGGCAAACCGGCACTGGGCCCGCGAATGCGACAAGCGTTACGTGGTCGGCGAGTTCTATACGCTCGCCGAGCACAACGACCGGAGCATGAATTCTCACCGGCACTTTTTCGCCGCCGTGAACGATGCCTGGCGCAATCTGCCGGAACAGTATTCCGGCCTGCCTTTCGCCGAGTCCGCTGAGCACCTGCGGGCCTATGCCCTGATCAAGAAGGGCTATTGCGACACGCATACCATCGTCTGCTCTAGCAAAGCGGAGGCAAAGAAGCTCGCAGCCTTCATCCGCCCGATTGACGCTTTCTCCGTCGTCGACGTGAAGGAGGCGACCGTCACCCGCTACGTGGCGAAGAGCCAGTCCATGAAGGCGATGGGCAAGCAGGAATTTCAGGAAAGCAAAACGGCCGTCCTCGACTTCCTCGACGATCTGATCGGAGTTGAGCGCGGCACCACACAACGAAACGCGGGAGCCGCAGCATGAAGAATATTCCCGTCATTCACGAAGACGAGCACCCCATCAAATCCATCTGGTACCCCGGCGAAGACGGCGGGGGCTACTCGATCGACCCGCGATTTGACGGCTCCACCAGCAAGATCGTCGCATACGGCGAAAATGGTCAGTGCGCACCGGTTCCCTTCTATGCCGTCTACGATCTCTCCGGCCAGATCAAAGCTCGCGTACCGGCTCAGATGGTCACCGTAGTCTATGTCGAGTCCGCAAAGGGCGATGCAGCATGACCAACAACGTCAAAGACACGATTCGCGCGCTCGCCGCTGCCAAGGCCATCATCGATGGCCGTAACCCGTTCACCGAATATTCCTCTGTTTTGGTCACGGCAGAGCACGCCTTCGCTGTTGTTCTTCTCGCCTGTATGGGCGGGGATTCCCGCAAGGCGGCAGCTATGCTCAACGAGGGGCTTGTTCAGGGGATCGAGGAGCGTCTTGCGCTGTATGCGTCGAAAGGCGGTGCAGCATGATCGACTGGCAGAAGACCGCCGCCCACGTCATTGGCGAGGTTCATCGCAACCTGCCGGCCGATGCCGACCTATCCGCGCGCAAGAAGGCGCTGCGCGCCGCTCGTCCATGGGAATTCGCCTCGACGAGCTGGGGCAAGAAGGTCTGGGCGAAGCACTCGCGCGTCTATCTCGAAAAGTTCGGCCTGCCGCCGCTGAAGGCGAAGGCCGTCGAAGATCACCTCTCACCGCTTGAGCGCATGATCGCCAAGGCAAAGGCAGGTGCGTCATGAGCATCGACGACTTCCACTCTGGCCGGACCATCAAGGCCACGCGCAAGCCGCACGAATGCGAGCAGTGCGGACGGCAGATTGAGGTCGGCTCACCCGCGCACTACGCAGCCGGCAGGTTCGACGGCTATTTCTACACCCAGCACGTTCACGTCGAATGCCAGGCCGCCGCGACCGCATACGCGGACCTCAACGGCTCATGGGGAGAAGACTTCCCATGGTTTCAACACATGGACCGCGACATCGATTGGACCGGCTGGCTTCTCGAACATCACCCGATCGTTGCAGAGCGCCTGAACATTGAGCGCGAGGAAGACGAGGTGGAAGCATGACCGGCGCCGTTCGCTACTTCCACGGCGGATTCGGCGGCCTGACCGTCGGCCAGTTCGTCCTGCCGCCGGCGACAACGAAAGCACCGTCGACGGCCCGCTTCGGCGCGGCCGGCGTCTGCAACACCAACAAGGTCTATGTCTGCACCGATCAGCACGGCGCTCTTCTCTACGCCTGCATGCACTGGTCCGGTTGCGGCAAAGTCTATGAGGTCGAGCCGATTGGCGAGTTGACACCGGATCCTGACGCCGCTCGGGCGGGCTTCTCCTTCGAGTGCGACAAAGCGCGCGTGCTGCGAGTGATCCGAGTGCGCGGAAAGCTCATCAAGCAGGTTCAGCGAGACATGCTCCGGGAGGCGGTATGAGCGACGTCACCGGCCCGATTTCAACACTTCCCGGCACCTCTCACGACGTCCCGGACGGGATGATGTGCGACGACCATCCGGACCGTCCGGCCGTAGCGCGCATCCAAGGCGAGACGGATTCCTTCGGATGCGAGATGGAAGACCTTTGCCAGCAGTGCATTGACGAGCGCCGCGCGTACCGGTGCTCCGAGGCTGGGCAGGCAGAAGAGCTCGAATGGCGCACCGGATCATGCGAGTGGTGCAAGAACCACGTCACAGATCTACGAGACGCCCGCGACTACGAAGAGGGTATGTCTGGCCGCGTCTATCGTGTCTGTGGCGCATGCATCAAGCGCGTCAACGACGAGGCCCAGGCAGAACTCGATGCCTACGACTTCGGCTATGACGACGACGTCTACGAAGACGAATGCTTCAACTGCGGCGGCGAAGGCTACGTGTCCGACTGCTTCGACGGCTGCTGCGAAGACGCGGACTCCGGTTGCGACCTCTGCACCAGGCGCTGCGATGTCTGCAACCCGGTCAAGAAGGGGGCCCAGCCATGAGCGCCTCTTTCGACAAAGCCTCGATCATGTCGACGATAACCGACGGCATGAAGATGAAGGCCCAGATGATCAAGAAGGGCCTCAGTGCCGCCCGCGTCCGCTGCCCACAGTGCGACGGTTTCCTTCATGCTCGACTGGCCGGCCGCAAGAACCACCTTCGCTTCTGGTGCGACGGCCCCTGCAAGCGTCAGATGATGGAGTAGACCATGGCGCACATCCACTTCATCCCAGAATACCGCGGCGGAGATCCCGCTCCCACCGGCTATCTCGAATGGCACGAATGGGCGCGCGTCCAGCTTCGTGCCGGGCTTCGCCAGCAGCGTTGCGGCAGATGCAATCTCTATAAGTTCCCGCAAGAGCTTAGCGGAGAGCACGAGCGCGGAAAGCTGATCTGCAACGAGTGCTTCATGAACGGAGGTGCAGATGCGGACCGTTGAAGAGTGGATCGGCAAGAACGATGACGCCGCAATACCTCCGCGCGTCCGCCTTCGCATTTTCGAGAAATACGGCGGCGTCTGCCAACTCTCCGGCCGGAAGATCATGGCCGGTGACGCTTGGGACCTCGATCACATCAAGGCCCTCTGGCGCGGCGGCGAGCACCGGGAATGCAACCTGCATCCCGTCCTGAAACAGCCGCACCGCGAGAAATCCGCGGAAGAGCAATCCGAGCAGGCCAAATGTGACCGGGTCCGCAAGAAACATTTGGGGCTCTGGCCTCAGTCCAAAGCCAAGATCAAGAGCCGCGGCTTCGCAAAGACGAGGGAAGCATGACCAAATCCCCATCAATCACTGTTCGCCGGCATCGCGACGGCAGCATCACCTTAACCGCGAAGAGCCGAAAGGCCGGCATTGACCTGCGCAATTTCGTCTATGCCCTCGCCGGTGAGCAGCCGCCAAGCGACGACGAAACCAACGAAACGCTCGCCGACTCCGGCGCGCTCCGGTCGAGGGACGAGGTATGAGCACCGACACGTTCGACATGTTCGCAACCGAGACCAAGTCCTCGGCCGTCATTTCCGAATGCGGAGCCTACCGTTACCGCCTCGATCGGCAATGGGACGGCGAGAAGGCCAAGGTTGCCTTTCTCATGCTGAACCCGTCCACGGCTGACGCCAACCAAGATGATCCGACAATTCGCCGGTGCATCGGCTTTGCGAAGGCCTGGGGCTTCGGCGGATTGATCGTTGGCAACCTGTTTGCCCTTCGCTCCACGAACCCGAAGGCCCTTTACGACCATCCGGATCCGATCGGGCCCGACAACGATCAGCACATCCTTGCGATCGCCAAGAGCGCCCGTAAGATCGTTTGCGCGTGGGGGACACACGGAGCTCTTCATGACCGCGGTCGCCAGGTCGCCGAACGGCTCGAATTCTTCGACCTCGTCGCGCTGAAAGTCACAGCAGACGGCCAGCCAGGTCATCCGCTGTACCTCGCTGCCGATATCCAACCTAAATCGTATTTTGCGCCATGACAGTTATACCAGACCTGACCAACGCCACCCCCGCCACGCGCGAATGGTACGCCCTCTCTGAGGACATCCGCATGGCAGCGGAGGTTATCGCCGGCCCGCCGCGGCCGATGAGCCATATAGAAATCTTGCTTGCGATCGGGAGGGCGATTGCCGAGGAACGAGAAAGACGAGGTGCAGAATGAGCGAGATGGTTGAACGGGTGGCGAGGGCGATCTTCGAGGCCGAATACACCGGAGGCGAAGGGGACGAGTATCGGTGGGAACGGAGTCAGGATGTTTATCGTGTTCAGGCCCGCGCTGCCATCCAGGCCATGCGCGAGCCGACCGACGCGATGCGCGACGCAATGCGCCTAGCGAACATGAATATCGCTGGCGGATATGGCGGCACAGGCGGTTGGGAGGCAGCTATCGACGCCGCTCTTGCCGACCGGGAAGCCGCAAAGAGAGGTGAAGGATGATGGAAAGCCATGTCCTCCTGTCGTGCGAGCAGACGGCGGAAATGCTCAACATCTCCACTAAGACCTTGCGCGAGTTCGTTAAGGCTGGCGATATTGCCTATATCCCGCTTGGGAAGGGGCAGACAAAACCCCGCCTCGGCTTCCACATCGACGACATCAACGACTTCATAAAAAGCCGGAGAACCCGCGCGTGTCCGTCTACAAGCCAAAGAACAGCCCGTATTACCACTTCGACTTCCAAGTCGCCGGTGTACGATATCATGGCTCTACGGAGACAGCGAACCGCCGAGAAGCAGAAGCCCGGGAAAAGATAGAGCGCGACAAGGCCAAGGCTGCGGCCAAGGCCTCGAAGAATGCCTCAGGCGGACCGCTCACGATTGCCGTGGCAACCGGCCGCTACTGGTCCGAGGTCGGCGAGCGGCACGCCAACAGCGAAACGACCTGGACTGATATCAACCGCCTCGTCGACTACTTCGGTCCGTCCAAGCTGCTTTCCGACATTTCGGACGATGATGTTGCCAAGCTCGTCCAGTGGCGACGGTCTCAGAATGCGTGGGGTCGAGAGAAGACGAAGGACGATCAGCCGATGCGGCTTGTGTCGGCCGCGACGGTCAACCGCTCCACCACTCTCGTCTTGAAGAAGATTTTCACCCGCGCGAAGCGCACCTGGAAGTACGAATTCCCGAGGGAGCCGAACTGGCGCGACCATTGGCTTCAGGAGCCGAAAGAGCGTGTCCGCGAGTTGAAGGCCACCGAGGGCGCCGCGATCGAGCTGGCGACCCGGTCCGACTATCAGCCGATCTTCGATTTCGTCCGCGCGACAGGCCTTCGTCTAGAGGAATGCATTCTGCGCTGGTCGGAGGTCGACTGGCAGACGGGCTGGATCACCAAGACCGGCAAAGGCGGCCGGCTGGTCAAGACAGCCATCACGAGCACCGTGCGCGATATCCTCCTGCCGCTTCGTGGTCACCACCCGGAATTCGTCTTCACGTACCAGGCGGCACGCACCCGAACGGGGAAAGCGTCGTACAAGGGAGACGGGGAAGGAAGGAAGAAGGGCGATCGGTACCCGATCACCTATAGCGGCCTCAAAACGCAGTGGAAAAGAATCAGGGCGAAGGCCAAGGTCGAGGATTTCCGCTTTCACGATTTCCGGCATGATCTCGCGACCAAACTCCTGCGCAAGACTGGAAACCTGAAAACGGTCCAGAAGGCACTTAGCCATTCCGATATCAAGACGACGACGCGCTATGCGCACGTTCTCGATGAGGAGGTGGCGGAAGCGCTCGAATCGCTCTCCCGCTCGAAACGGGCACAAAGGAAGAACAAATGA